TAACCTTTTTTGACCGACTAAATAGAAAGGTATCAAGGTATCTTTCTATAAAATGGCACGGTTGTTTGGGTTTAAAATTGAAGACAACGATGATCTCCCTAAGGGTGTAGTATCCCCCGTTCCGCAGACAGGCGAGGACGGGGTTGATTATTATATACAGTCTGGTTTTTCTAGTCAAGTAATAGATCTTGAAGGAATATATAAGAATGAGCATCAGGCAATAAGGAAATATAGAGAGATGGCACTCCACCCTGAAGTGGATAATGCTGTAGAAGATATTGTCAATGAAGCTATTGTTTCAGATGTTAATGATTCTCCAGTGGAAATTGATCTGGATAATCTTAATGCATCTGATGGTATTAAAGATAAAATTAGAGATGAATTCAAACACATTAAAGATCTGTTAGATTTTGATTCAAAAGCACATGAGATTTTTAGAAATTGGTATGTTGATGGTAGGGTTTATTATAATAAAGTAATTGATATTAAAAAACCTCAGGATGGTATACAGGAACTAAGGTATATTGATCCTATGAAGATGCGATATATTCGTAAAGAACAAAAGAAAAAGGATGATAAGTCTAGTATTTTTAATACCTCAAATGTACATGAATCTGAGAAGGTATACTTTCCTAAGATAGAAGAGTATTTCATGTATACACCTGAACCACGCTATCCTACTAACATGGCAATGGGTGGTGCAAGCACTGCAATGTCGGGGGTTAAACTTGCAAAAGATTCAATTACATATTGTACTTCTGGTTTGGTCGATAGGAATAAGGGTACGGTCTTATCTTATCTCCAAAAGGCAATTAAGTCACTTAATCAACTTAGAATGATTGAGGACAGTCTGGTTATTTACCGCATGTCCCGTGCTCCAGAAAGAAGAATATTTTATATCGATGTTGGTAATCTACCTAAGATTAAGGCAGAGCAATATCTTAGAGATGTAATGTCCCGTTATAGAAATAAGTTAGTATATGATTCAGGATCAGGAGAAGTTAGAGATGACAAAAAATACATGTCCATGCTTGAAGACTTCTGGTTACCCAGAAGAGAGGGTGGAAGAGGAACAGAAATTACAACACTACCAGGTGGACAAAACCTTGGCGAGTTGGCTGACATTGAGTATTTCCAATCTAAGTTGTACAGATCTTTGGGAGTACCTGAATCTAGAATCGCTGGATCTGGGGATGGATTTAATCTTGGTCGTAGTTCAGAGATTCTAAGGGATGAACTTAAATTCAGTAAATGGGTAGGAAGACTTCGTAAGCGTTTTAGTAAAATCTTTATTGATATGCTAAGAACTCAGTTGCTTCTTAAAAATATTATTACTGTTGAAGATTGGGAAAAAATGTCGGAGCATATTCAGTTTGACTTTATATACGACAATCACTTTGCAGAACTGAAAGATAAAGAACTTATGGAAGGTCGTTTGGGTCTTCTTGGTATGGTAGAACCTTATGTTGGTAGATATTATTCTACAGAGTATATAAGAAGAAATGTTTTGCGTCAGAAAGACTCTGAGATTGTAGAAATAGATGAACAAATTGAAGATGAAATTGCTAAAGGTGTTATACCAGATCCAAATCAACAAATGTTGGAGATGGAACAGGGAGCTTTTGGAGATCCAACAGCAGATCCAATGGCACAAGAAGGTCTACCACCAGAACCTCAACCGCAAAATATGCCTAAGCCCAATGAAGGAGAGATATAAATAACTTTATTACTATATTAAATCATGATGGAAGAACTCGTCAATATGATTGCGACAGATGCGTCTGCTGCAGATATTAGTGATCAGATCAAAGATGTCCTTTATGCTAAATCAGCAAAAAGAGTTGATGATCTGAGACCTGCTGCTTCTGGCAACCTTTTTGGTGCTGAAGCTGAAGTAGAAACTGAGACCGAAGTGGAAGCTCAACCTGAAGAGGAAACTAATGACTAGAATACTACCTTTAGCAGAACTTGCTGCATTAGCAGTCGGTAGTGGTAACGCTACAGATGTTGATAAAGCTACTGTAGTAAGAGTATTATCAAATGCTGGTGCTGCTGTTGTTGTTAGAACAGATTCTTCTGGTACTATTATAGGATCATTTACTACAGTAAATGGTACTGCAGACTTGGTTGAGAAAAACGCATCAGATAAGATCTATGTAACAGGTAATGCTGTTCAAGTATCTAAAGTAGGATTTACCAATTAAACCAATGAAGTTAATTACAGAACAGATTGATGATGTAGAAGTTATCGTTGAAAATCGCAACGGTAAAAAATCTATGTTTATTGAGGGTATCTTTCTTCAAGGAGATATTCAAAATAGAAATGGTCGTATGTATCCAATGAACACACTCCGTAAGGAAGTTCAAAGGTATAACGAAAGTTTTGTATCATCTGGTCGTGCAGTTGGAGAACTCGGTCATCCCGAAGGACCAACAGTAAATCTTGATCGTGTTTCACATAAAATTGTTTCACTTAAAGAAAGTGGATCTAATTTTGTAGGTAAAGCAAAACTATTAAATACCCCAATGGGTAAGATCGCACAAAATCTTATCGATGAGGGTGTAAAACTAGGCGTTTCATCTCGTGGTCTTGGAACATTAGCAGTTAATGAAAATGGTATAAAGGTTGTCTCTGATGACTTTATGCTTGCTACTGCTGCTGATATTGTTTCAGATCCTTCTGCCCCAGATGCATTTGTATCTGGCATAATGGAAGGTAAGGACTGGGTTTGGGACGGTGGAATTGTAAGACAAAAATTGGCAGAAAGAACCTATAAGCAGGTTAATACGCTAGTTGATCAAAAGCAACTTGAAGAGAACAAGCTTGGATTGTTTAACCAATTCTTATCAAATCTCTAACATTTTATAAATAAATACAGATTATCACAACGATCTATTCGGAGTAAATCAGAAATGGCCGCTAAGGAACTAAAGGAAATGGACAATCCTGTAACAAGGGGTGCGAAAGCTGGCGATCCTATGAAGAAGGTTGATGATTCCACTAGTCCTGGAGCATCAGCATCTTACGAGGATCTCGGAGGACCAACACCTCAGAACTATAAATCCACAGATGACTCTGCAAAAGTCAAAGAAGCATCAGTAAAGACGGTAAAAGATATCGTCAATAAGGGTGCTAAGGCAGCAGAGGCAATGAAATCTATTGGCACTGAGGTGTTAAAGCAAGGTGACGAACCTGCTGCAGAAGATTCTGCAGAAGTTGTTGCTGAGAACCCAGAAACTACAGAGGAAACCACTGTGACAGAAGAAACACCTACAATTAGTGTAGATGACGATCTTGCTGCACTATTTGGTGGCGAAGAACTTTCCGAAGAGTTCCAAGAAAAGGCCAAGACAATCTTTGAAGCTGCAGTTAACTCTAAAGTTAATCAATTGCAAGAAGAAATGTCTGCTGAGTACGAGAAAACTTTGACTGAACATCTTGAAGAAGTTAAGGCAGAGTTGATCGAGCGTACAGATTCATACCTTGAGTATGTTTCAGACGAATGGCTCAAAGAAAATGCTCTTGAGGTCGAGCATGGTCTTAAAACTGAAATGACCGAATCATTCCTAAGTGGAATGAAGACACTTTTTGAAGATCATTATGTATCAATCCCTGACGACAAATATGATGTGCTGGAAAGCATGGTAAATAAACTAGATGATATGGAAGGCAGACTTAACGAACAGTTAGAGAAGAACATCTCTCTTAACAAGCGTCTTGGCGAATCTACAGCTGATGGAATTTTTATTGAAGTAGCCGAAGGACTTGCTGAGACCCAAAAGGAGAAGTTACAAACTCTAGCAGAAGGAGTTGAGTTTGAGGGTGAAGACGCTTACCGTGAGAAGCTAGTTACACTTAAGGAATCTTATTTCCCTAGTGGAACAAAAGCTCAGGTTTCAAGCAAATCCGAAACCATTTCGGAAGGTATAGCACACGAAGATCCTAGCATGGACAATTCAAATTCCATGAATCAGTATCTGTCAGCCCTATCAATGGGTAAAAAATAAATTCCACAAACTATCCTATTAAGTAAAGTACAATGTACAATGCCGAATCAATTATGGAGAAGTGGGCTCCTCTGCTAGACGCAGAAGGTGTCGATCCTATTAAGGACGCTCACAGACGCTCCGTAACCGCAGTTCTCCTAGAGAACCAAGAAAAGTTTTTAGCAGAGCAATCTGCATTTGAAAACGGAACCTCAATGCTAACTGAGGCAGCTCCAACAAACAGTGGTAACGCTGTTGGTGCTTCAGGTGGTTTCAGTGGTAGTGCAACTGCTGCTGGTCCTGTTGCAGGTTTCGACCCAGTATTAATTTCATTGATTAGAAGATCAATGCCTAACCTCGTTGCATACGAGTTGGCAGGTGTTCAACCAATGAACGGACCTACTGGTCTTATATTTGCGATGAGAAGTCGCTACACAAATCAGTCTGGTACAGAAGCATTCTTCAACGAACCAGAATCTGCATTCTCTGCTAACAAGGCAGGAACTAACATCGGTCAGGCAACTCAAGGTGATTACACCGCAGCTACTGACGATGATGGTACTGTTGGTTTCGGTTCTACTGGAACACAGAGAGGAACAAACCCTGCGATCCTTGAGAACAACGCTTCTGATGCTGTTCAAGCACAGTATTCAGTTGGTCAAGGTATGGCAACTGGTGACTCTGAAGCATTAGGCGACGGCACTAATGGTAACTTCAACGAGATGGCATTCTCCATCGAGAAAGTTACTGTAACCGCTAAGTCTAGAGCACTAAAAGCAGAGTACAGTTTAGAACTCGCACAAGACCTTAAAGCAATTCATGGTCTTAATGCAGAAGCAGAACTTGCTAACATTCTTTCTTCTGAGATACTTGCTGAGATTAACCGTGAGGTTATCAGAACTATCTACAAGACTGCTGAAGCTGGTTCACAAGTCAATGTTGCAAACGCAGGTTTCTTTAACCTAGATGTTGACTCCAATGGTAGATGGTCAGTTGAGAAGTTCAAAGGTCTTCTGTTCAACATCGAAAGAGATGCCAACAGAATCGCACAGAGAACTCGTCGTGGAAAGGGTAACATCATCCTAACTAGTGCTGATGTAGCATCTGCTCTAACAATGGCTGGTGTACTTGATTACACACCTGCTCTTAATGCTAACCTACAAGTTGATGATACTGGCAATACATTTGCTGGAACAATCAATGGTAAGTATAGAGTATACATCGATCCTTTCTCAGCAAACAGTGCTGCTAACCAGTAC